ATATCTTTCTTTACTACAGCATCACTAATAGGAACTAATTTCCCATCTTCAACCTTAAATGCTTATACTTTTGTATCTGGAAGTACTACTACTTTGTTTAGTGGAGCTACAAATACTCAAGCTTTAATCTTAAAAACTATTTCTGAAGGTGCTAATCAAAATAGTTCTAGCTCATTAGATGCTTCTGGCTCATTAGCATCAGGTTCAATAGATAATATTAGATACCAAATTGCTAATAATGATACATCTTCAGGAACCTTTAGTGTAGTTATTCGCCAAGGAGATGATAATACAAATAATCAAATTGTGTTAGAAACTTGGACTAACTTATCAATGGATCCGACAGCACCAAACTTTGTATCTAGAGTAATTGGTGATCAATACAAATCATATTCTTCTGGTGATAACCAAATTGTAGTAAATGGAACTTATCCAAATGCTTCAAGATATGTTTATGTAGATAGTGTTTTAACACCAACTCCATTATACTTTGATAATACAGGCTTTGCAAAACCACAATTTACAGGATCTATACCTACAAATGGAGAGGGATCATTTAGTGGTGCTACAGGTGAATTAGCATCTGCTGGAGGAGCTTTATATTATGATGCTATTGTTTCAAATTCACCAAATATTCAAGGATTAACAGGTAGTGATTATAATAATATGATTAGTTTATTATCTAATCAAGATGATTACCAATTTAACGTATTACTAACTCCAGGTTTATTTGCTTCTGAAGCTCCTTTAGGTTCATCACAAGTAACTACTATTATTAATAACACAATGAATCGTGGTGATAATATTTTTGTAGCTGATTTAGTACCTTATGGTTCTACTATTAGTGCAGCAACATCAGCAGCAAACGCTAAAAATACTTCATATGCTGCTTCATATTGGCCTTGGGTTCAAACAGTTGATCCTAATACTTCTCAATTAGTATGGGTACCAGCTTCAACGTTAGTAGCCGGTGTATACGCGTATAATGATAACGTAAGTGAGCCTTGGTTCGCTCCCGCTGGTATTAACAGAGGTGGTTTATCTACAGTAGTAAGAGCTGAAAAGAAATTAACTCAAGCTAATCGTGATACTTTATACACTAACAAAGTTAACCCAATTGCTACATTCCCTGGAACCGGAGTTGTAGTTTACGGACAAAAAACATTACAAACAAAAGCATCTGCTCTTGATCGTGTAAACGTTCGTCGTTTGTTAATTGCTCTTAAATCTTACATTGGTCAAATTGCTAATAACTTAGTGTTTGAACAAAATACTATTGCTACTAGAAACTCATTCTTAGCTCAAGTTAATCCTTACTTAGAATCAGTTCAACAACGTCAAGGTTTGTATGCTTTTAAAGTAATTATGGATTCAAGCAACAACACCCCAGATGTAATTGACAGAAATCAATTAGTAGGACAAATTTACTTACAACCAACTAAGACTGCTGAATTCGTTTACTTGAACTTCAACATCTTACCAACAGGAGTATCTTTCCCAGCATAATTTTTTAAAAACGGAATATTTATAACAAAACAAAATAAACAAAATGGCAATCTTAGATCCTAACGAAATATTTTTTACCGCCTTTGAACCAAAACAGGCTAACCGATTCATTATGTATGTTGATGGTATTCCATCATATGTTATTAAAGCAATCTCAGCTGTAACTCTTGAACAAGGTGAAGTGGTTCTTAACCATATCAACGTTTACACAAAAGTAAAAGGTAAAACTAAATGGAGCGACTTAACTATGACATTATTTGATCCTATTACACCTTCAGGTGCTCAGGCAGTAATGGAATGGGTTCGTTTACATCACGAATCAGTAACTGGTCGTGACGGATATAGCGATTTTTATAAGAAAGATTTAACTATTGACGTATTAGGTCCTGTAGGTGATATCGTTTCTGAGTGGGTAATTAAAGGTGCGTTTATTAAAGGTGCTAACTTTGGTGAATATAACTGGGATACTGAAAACGCTGCTATTAATTTATCGTTAACAATTGGTATGGATTATTGCGTATTGAATTTCTAATTAAAAGTAAAAATAAATTAAAGAAAGCTCGCATTTTTTGCGAGCTTCTTTTTTTCTTATATATTTATATAGGACAACAAAGTTATAACAAATAAAAATTATGGAAGAAAACAAACCATCATTCCCCACAGAAGTTATCGAATTACCTTCAAAAGGATTATTGTACCCTGAATCAAATCCCCTTTCTTCAGGAAAATTAGAAATGAAATATATGACTGCTAAGGAAGAAGATATTTTATCTAACCAAGCATATATTCAAAAAGGAATAGTACTTGATAAACTTTTAGAATCATTAGTAGTAACTAAAGAAATTAACGTTAATGATTTAGTAACTGGAGATAAAAATGCTTTATTAATTGCTGCTCGTGTTTTAGGTTATGGAAAAGATTATACTTTTACATATGACGGTAAAGAACATGAAGTTGATTTAAGTGTTTTAGAAAATAAAATATTTGATGAATCTTTAATTACTAAAGGAACAAATGAATTTTCTTATACTTTACCTTCTACAGGAACTGAAATTACTTTTAAATTATTAACTGGAAAAGATGAGTTAAATGTTAATAAAGAAATTGAGGGCCTTAAAAAAATACATAAAGATGCATCTCCAGAATTATCTACTCGCTTAAAGTATATGATTACCTCTGTAGCAGGTGATAGAGAAGCTAAAACTATTCGTGGTTTTGTAGACAATTATTTACTAGCACGTGATTCTAGAGCATTAAGAGAATATATTAGAAAAGTACAACCAGATGTAGATCTAAATTATACTTTGGATAGTGGTGTGGAGGTCACTATCCCAATCAATATTAGCTTTTTTTGGCCTGACTTCTGAGATAGCGAGCCAGTTTAGATTTAATTTATTTAAACAAATACATGAAATAGTATTTCATGGAAAAGGAGGTTATTCTTGGGAAACTATATATAACATGCCTATTTGGTTAAGAAAATTTACGTTTTTTCAAATTCAAAACTTTTATAAAGAAGAAATAGAACAAACACAAAATGCTCAATTAGGAAATAAAACCACCCTTGTAGATTCTACAGGCAAGGTTAACGCCCCTGAATTTGCACAAGCATCCAAAAAATATACTACTACAACATATTCTACAAAGGCATCCAAAAAGTGATGCCTTTTAATATTTATAATAAACATATTTTATAATGGCGGATAAAAAAGATATTGCTGAGTTAAGAGAAGAACTAAAAAAGTTAAAAAAGGAATACCAAGATTTAACTGGTGAACCTCTTACAATTATCAGACCAGATACTTTATTAACTGTTAGAGAACTTAATGAAGCTATAAAAACAGTAGATGCTTCTATAGAAAAAGCTCAAAAAAGTAATTTAAGATTTAGTAGTGGTTTTAGAGATATACATGATGAAATTATTGCTATAACTGGAGAACTATCTAAAAGTAATTCTAATATAAATTTAGCTACTAAGGCTTTTAAAGGTACTCAAGATATTGTTCAGAAATTAAAATATGACGAACAAGATATTACTAAATTAAGTTTAAAAGATTTAGAATTATCAAAAGAAAAATTAAAACAACAACAAAAAGAAACTGTTGAAAGAGCAGAAGCTTTAGCTCGCGAAAAAGGAATTGTTGATATTGCTAAAACAAATTTAAAATTTCGTAGAGATCTTAATGAAAGTGAAAGAGCTATTTTAGAAGGTTTAAAAGCTGAATTTCCTATATATGATGATATTAATGATAGATTAGAAAAAAGAATTCATAAAGAAGAACAAATTAATAAACTTTTAGGTTTAGGAGGAGCAGCTTTACATAGTATAGAACATACTATGGAACATATTGGCTTAGGATCTTTAGCTCATCATCTTGGTATAGAAGAAGCCAATGAAAAGATGAGGGAAATGGCTGAGGAAATTGAAAAAGCTGGTGGAAATGTTAATAGTTTTGCTAATAAATTTGAAGTTTTAAAAACAGGATTATCATCAATTGGTAAAAACTTTACTCATCATCTAACAGATCCAGCAGTAGTAATGACTGCCCTTGTTGGAGGATTAATTCATGCTTTTCAACACGTTGATAAAGAAATTAGTGAAGTAGCAAAAGATTTAGGAATAGGCCGTGATGAAGCCCAATCAATGGTTCTAGAAATGGAACATATGGCTAATCATTCTAATAATGTTTTCATCAATACAGAAAAACTAGTCAAAGCAAATACGGAACTGAATAAATTATTCGGAACCGCTGTTGTTATGAATGAAGAAATGCTTACTAGTTATACAGAATTAACTACTCAAGCAGGTTATAGTGTAGAAGAAGCAAGTAAATTAGCCCAAATATCAGTTGCTAATGGTGATAGTATTAAAGAAAATACAAGTGCTATTTTAGGTCAAGTAGCTGCTTTAAATGCTGAAAATGGTTTAGCTATTAATACCAAAGATATAATGGCTGATATAAGTAAAATTTCATCAGCTACGACATTAACATTAGGAAACCAACCAGAAAAATTAGCTGCTGCTGCTTTTAAAGCAAAGCAGTTCGGTATGGAATTAAATAAATTAGAAGATATATCCCAAGGATTATTAAATTTTGAAGAATCTATTAGTGCTGAATTAGAAGCTGAATTATTAACTGGTAAAGACTTAAATTTAGAAAAAGCAAGACAAGCAGCTTTAAATGGTGATTTAGCAACTGTTGCTGAAGAAATAGCAAAACAAACAGGTACAGCTGCTGAATTTGCTAAAATGAATGTTATTCAACAGGAAGCATTAGCTAAGTCTGTTGGTATGACACGTGATGATTTAGCTAAATCTGTTATGGAGAGAGAAGCTTTAGCTAAATTATCTGGTGAAGAAGGAAAAACTGCTCAAGAAAAGTTTAATAATCTAGTAAAAGAAGTAGGTTTAGAAGAAGCTAAAAAAAGACTTGGAAATGAACAATTAGCTAATCAATTAGCCTCTGTTTCATCTCAAGAAAAATTAGCAGCTGCTGCTACAAAATTACAAGAAATATTTGCTTCTTTAGTAACACCTTTAATGCCTGTGTTAGATATTTTTGGTTCTATATTTGAAGTTGTAGGTCCAATTGTAGGAGCGGTAGGAACTTTAGTTGGTTATTTATCTTCGGCTTTAAAATATTTAATTCCAATATATGGTGTATATAAAGGAATCCAAGCTTCACAAGCAGCTAGTTTAGTGATAAGTCGTTCAGCATCAATTATAGAAGCAGGTAAATTAACTTTATTACAAAGACAATTAGCTACTGAAGGTGAATTAAGTTTATTAGATAAAATAACACTTGGATTAGCTCAAGCTAAATTGTTTGTATTTAATCAACAATATAGAACTGAAAAATTAGCAGCTGCTCAAAAGAAATTAATTGAAACACTTGAAAGCGCTTCTTTATCAATTCAAGAAACTTATCAAGCTGTTAAATTAAGAGGTTTAGCTACAACCGCAAAAGATATAGCTCTACAAACCGCACAGAAAGCTAAACAATTAGGAGGATTTTTAGTAGACGTAGGAAAATTTGCTATTAGATCAGCCCAAGCTGTTGCTGGAATTCCAATTATAGGTCCTGTTTTAGCTGTTGGGGCTATTGCCGCTGCGGTTGCTGGAGGTATGTCTTTATATAATAAATTTAAAGGTGATGACGTTATATCAGGTGGATATGGAAAACGTACATTAATGGCTCCTGAAGGTGCTATTGCTTTAAATGATAAAGATACAGTTATAGCAGGAACCGACTTAGGAGGCAAAAATAAATCTAATACTGGAGATAATACTCAATCTTCTGCTCCTACT